ACCTGAAGCTCGTCGGGTTCGATGCCCTCGGCGGCATGAAGCTCAACGTCGACGACTGGGGCTCCGCCGAGGATAAGTACAACCCGGCGACCGATCTCCCCATGCACTCGATCCCGCAGACGGTCGTGGCGCTCGGGCCGGCCACCTACCTGTTCGAGTCGATGATCCGGGACGGCTCGATCGTCCTGCCAGACGACCCGGTGACCGAGTACGCGCTCGCCAACGTCAAGCTTGAGACGAACGTCAACGGGGACCGCCGACCGAGTAAGATGCGCAGCGGCGGCATCATCGACCCGGTCGTGGCGATGATTATGCTGGGGTCGGTCCTGATCAAGGAAAACGCCGCCAAGCCCGGCGCGTACTCCACCGGGGGGGATATCGCGATATGAGCGTCTTCGGACTCAACCTGCGCCGCCTGTTCCCATGGCCGAAGCGCACCCAGGTATCGGGCGGCGCGTTCGCCGACTTCCCGTACATGCCGCGGACGGCTCCGCTCACTCCGGAGGCCTTCACCGCGGTCCCGTCGTCGGCGCTTCGGCTGCCGCCCGTCTATCGCGCGGTCAGCACGATCTGTAACGACCTGGCGCGGATGCCCATCTGCGGGCACTACTACGGGGACGGCTGGGAGCGCATGGATCGCGAGGACTACCTCGACATCTACAGCGTCCTCAACGAGCAAGCGAACGACTTCCAGTCGGCGTTCGACTGGAAGATCTGGATGGTCGAGCAGTGCCTGATCTGGGGGAACTCGTTCTCGGTCATCAGCCGGCGGGGCGACGACGTGTACCAGCTGATCCCGATGGGATCGGCGGACGTCCAGCTCCTGCGCGATGACCAGGGCCGATGGATCTACCAGACGTCCGAGTACGGCGAGGTGCCGCCCGAAGACATCCTGCATTTCCGGATGGCGGGAAGCCAGCGCCTCGGATGGGGCGACAGCCCGGTCGCGACCTGCGCGTCCTCGCTGGTGCTCGCCCGCCTGATCGAGCAGTCGGGCATCGAGCAGTACCGCTCGCCCGGGATTGGCAAGGTCGCCATCACGACCGAGGAGGCGGTCGGCGCCGACGCGGTCCGCCAGATGCAGGACGCCTTCAAGAACGCGCACTCGGGCTCGGAGGGGATGCTCCGCCCAATCATCGTGCAGAACGGCGCGTCGGTCGAGCAGATCGGCCAGAGCCTCGTCGACAACGACTGGATCCAAGCGCGCAAGAGCGCGGTGGAGGACGTCGCCCGCATCTTCGGGATCCCGCCGTTCGTGCTGTTCGCCGAAACCGGCAACACCTTCACGATGGAGCAGTCGCGGGCGTACACCGACAGCCTCAACCAGTACGCGGCGCGGTTCTCCGCCGAGCTGTCCATGAAGCTGTTCCCGGACAATCCCGACTTCCGGGTGACGTTCGACGCGACCCAGCTCATGCGCGGCACGTTCGCGGAGTCGGTGACCGCATACCAGACCGCGATCCAGACGGGGATCATGGTGCCGAACGAGGCCCGGGCAGAACTCGGGCTTCCGCCGATCGACGGAGGGGACGACATGTTCGTCGGCCCCAACATGCAGTCCGGGGGGACTACCGATGAAGACTCCGAAGATGGAGATCCGGCGCCTGACGGTCGGCCGGATGGATCCGACGTCGCCGACGTCTGAGGATCGCACGATCGAGGGGACCGCGGTCCCGTTCAACAAGCTCAGTCATCCGATCGCCGGCGAACGATCGCGGACCTTCCGCGAGAAGATCGAGCCGGGGGCTCTGACCTGGGACGACCGGACTGTGCTGCTCACCCAGCACGATCAGCGCGGCGTGCCGCTGGCCCGGATCGGTTCGGGGACGATGACCATGACCAACGGCGAGGACGGCGTGCGCTTCCGCGCTATACTGCCGGAGTCTCGCCAAGACGTGCGGGAGGCCCTCGAACGCGGGGACCTTTCGGGGGACGTGTCCATCGGGTTCATCGTCGAAGATGACCGATGGCTTCACGGTAAGAAGGGCTCAGTGCGAACCGTGACACAGGGTCACATCGTCGAGCTGAGCCTCGTTTCGACCGGCGCCTATGCGGACGCCGCCATTTCCGGGGGGGCCTGATGGCCGATCTGATCAGCATGCGCGCCGACGCCATGGAAGCGCGGAAGAGGATCGACTCGATCCTCAACATCGACGGGGAGCTCACGGTCGACCAGGAGCGCGAGCTCGAACAGGCCGACACCGAGCTCCGGACCCTGACCGAGCAGATCAAGAAGGCCGAGGTCCGCGAGAGCGCATCCGAGGCCCTCGCGCTGCCGACCTACGACGCGCGGTCGACTCGTCGGCCGGTTTCGCGGCCGAACCTCGACAGCCGGCAGCAGTTCCTGTCGAACCTGCGGCAGGCGATCCGCAACGGCGGCATGCCTGAGGAGCGCGCGTACTCGGCGCCTCTCGACTCGGGGAACGAAGCGTCGGCCCTGATGCCGGTCGACCTTCAGGACGAGATGATCCGGCTCCTGTCGAACGTCTCGGCGGTTCGCCAAGCTGCTACGATCCGGTCGTACTCGAACGATGTCGAGATCCCGGCGGTTTCGACCCGCGCGGAGATCACGGCGACGACTGCAGAAGGCGTCGCGTATGACGCAATCGGACCGGAGTTCTCGAACCTGCGGATCCGGTCGTACAAGTCTGCAGCGGAAACGCAGGTGACCGAGGAGGTTCTGAACGACTCTCGCGGTGGGATCGTCTCCGAGATCCTGCAGCAGCACGCAGAGGCGCATGGATACTTCTGGGAAACCCTGTTCCTCGGTACTGCAGCAGCGCAGGGCGCGGGCGCTCCCGATGGCATCCTCGCATCGAGCTTCACCAACGTCCCGGGCGCTCCCACCGACAAGACCGCGTCGGGCAACACCTTCGCCGAGGTGACCTACGACGACCTCGTGGAGGTGGCCTACGGTATGCCCGCCGCCTACTGGAGCACGCCCAAGAGCTGGATCGTGGGTCCTGCGATGTACCGGGCGCTTCTGGCCTTGAGTGACACCACGGGCCGTCCGATCCTGATGCCTCAGGCGACCGGCACCGCGCAGGACTCCCGTCTGTCGTGGAACCTGCTCGGGTACCCGGTGCTCGTGTCCGATGCGATGCCGGCACAGGCGAACAGCGCGTTCGCCGCCGTCTTGCTGAGCCGAGAGTCGTATGTGGTGGCTGACCGCGTCGGCCCCGGCGTCGCGTCGCAGGTCGACCCGTACAGCTACGGGTCGCTCGGACGCACCGCGTACCGCACGATGATCCGGTGCGATGGTCGATGGCTTCGCCCGACCAGTTCGGCCCGCCTGAAGCTCGCCTCCAGCTGATCGGCCTGAGATCTCCAGACGGCGGGCCCGGACTCCTTCGGGAGCCGGGCCCGCTTCTTCGAGGGGGACCCTATGCTCGACATCGTCACCCAGACCGCCCACGACTACCAGGTCTCGGAGTTTCGCGACCATTGCCGCATCCCGTGGACGGATGACGATCCGGCGATCCAGCGCTCCCTCGACGCGGCGGTGCTCGCGTTCGAGCGCATGACCAACCATTACGTGCGGTCAACCACGATCGACTGCACGCTGAAGCCCGGCGACATCGTCCCGTTCGGACCGTCGCCGACGCTGGTGTCCGTCACCCAGGTCGATCTCGACGACGACACTGAGACGGCCGTGACCGCACAATGGGCGATCCGCAAGGGCTGGGGTGCCTCGGTGATCTCGCTGCGCTCGGATGGCGACTGGTTCCCTCGCGAGTACGAGTACCGTTTCCGGCTCTCGACCGCGGGCTCGTCCGACGCCATGATCAAGGCCGCCATCTTTGGCATCGGTGAGCACTTCTTCCAGCATCGCGGGGTCGTCGATGCCGGCGGGTACGCAGAGATCCCGTACACCGTGCGGGCGATCGTCTCCAACTACCAGAAGGGCTCCGCATGAGCGCCGGCGGTGCCCGGCACTACGTGGCGTTCTACTCGCCGACGACCACGACGGACGGCGCTGGTCAGTCCTCGCTCGGGTACGTGCTCCAGTTCTCGGCGCCGGTCGACTTTCTGGTACTGAGCAGCCGGAAGTCGATGGACGGCGACATCCAGCCGAGCGGGTCGGACGTGGCCCAGATCCGGATGCCCTTCAACACGCGGATCAAGGTCAACTGGCGGGTGCGATACGACGACACCGACTGGGACGTCCGGACGATCCGCGACCCGAACGGGCGCCGCCGGGACCTCGAGATCACCGTGGAACGGGTGGAGCAGTAGATGGGGTTCGGGAGCCTCGATCCTCGTGACCTGATCCGCATGCGCCGCGCGCAGGCGAAGGCCGCTCAGACCACCGCCAAGGTCATGCAGCGCGAGGCGATTTCGAACCTTGCGAGATACGACGATCGACAATGGCGGAAGATCGCGCGCGACGTGTTTGACGGCGATAAGGAACGGAAAAGAGCCGTCCGCGCAGCGCACCGGATCAGCCTGGAGGAGCTGAACGACGAGGGCCGCAAGCGACTGATGCGTTTCCCGTTTCGGGGAAAAGCCCGGGACGTCGCCCGCCGCCGAGGCCGGCGGGGCGGGACGACGTGGACCTTCAAGAAAAAGACGCGCAAGATTACGGGCTTCCGCAAGGGCATCGCGAAACGCTCCTCGTTTTCGTACAACACGCGCTTCCTCGCGGAGGGCGTCGAAACGCGCTCATGGCTCAACAAGAGCCAGTACTACAACTTCGTCGGCCACTTCTTCGAGGGCGGCTTCACGCCTGGCAAGGGAACGAAGTACGCGGGCCGATACGTTCGAGGCCTGTCCTGGCGTTACGGCCCGGTTCGCCAGCCCGACACGGACCGCAAGGTCCGGGCCCGGATGCTGAAGGCCATGGAAGTGCAGATCCTCAGCGGGCGTACAATGACGCCAACGGAGCTCCGCCGTGCCATTTGAGACCGCCGATCAGCACATCTACGACGCCCTCACCGACGCTTTGAACGGCGTCGGGTCCGGGATCGCGATCGCCCCGGACGTCCGCAACCGCGAGACCGACGTCCCGGCGATCATCTGGAGCGTCGACGACTCGGGCGGATCCCAGACGTCCGCCGGCACCATCGGCCCGTACCATGCGCGCTACACCGTCTCGGTGATGCACACGACGCGACTGACCAGCATGGCGCTCGCCGAGGACGCGCTGGCGGCACTGGAAGCGTCGGCCGCCTTTCTCACGCGAGAAAACAGCCGGAGGGGCGAGGCGATCGCCCGCGGATCCGAGAGCACGCCGCTCTACCTGACCGAACTTGACCTTACCCTGACCTTCGGAGCCTGATATGGCCGCCAGCAGCTTCAACGGAACGACCTGCACGATCGGCGTCGAGGGCGAGGCCGCCGACACAATCCTCGTCCAGTCCATCACGGTCGGCGGGGGCGACACCGCCCTCGTCGACGTCACCGCGAGCAGTTCGTCTCGCCGCCTCCAGATCGCGGGCTTCAACGAGCCGCTGTCCATTACCATCACCGGCCTCGCCGAGACCATCGCGTGGTCTGCTGGCAACGTGTACACGGTCATCATCAATGCCAACACATCGATGGAAGCCACCTACACCGGATGGCTGTGCACGTCGCTGGAAATCACCGGCAACATCGACGAGGCCAACACCTTCACGACGACCTTCATCGAGGAAGCCAATGCAACCATCGGCGCCGCCCCCAGCCCTTGAGTACAAGCGTGACCTGACCGTTCGGGACTGGGAGGAGGTCGGCGACCTGCCCGAGAAGCAGCAGAACCTTGAGTACATCGCCCGCTGCTACGGCCTCACGCTCGACCAGGTCCGCGATCTCAGTCTCTCGGAGATGATGCAGTGCGCGAACGAGGTCGTGACCCGAAACGGTCTAGGGTA